AATACTGGCCAGCAAGCACAACATCTAACTACGCAGTTGGATATGTGATTGATGATCCCCGTACCGTGTTCAAAGCTGCTGTTGTTTCTCAAGGTACTTCCTTGTCTAACACTGCTTCCACAATTGGTTACATCAACCCCACCTTTATTGGTACTAACGTATACGCTATCACTGGCGGTACAGGCAATACCACAACTGGTGATTCCGCGATGGCCATTTCTGGTGCTGTGGTTAGCTCTGGTACTTCTGGTAATACTCGTATTACTTCAGCTTTGCCTTTCCGCGTTGTTGGCGTTGTTAACGACACAGCCGTTAGCGTTTCAGCTACTGCTTCTACTTCTGGTTCAAGCACAACTGTTACATTGACTGCTGCTAACACAGCTATCCAGCCCGGTATGCAATTGATTTGCCCAACAGGCACAGGCTCTGCCCAAGGTAACTACATTTATGTAGTGACTGTAAGTGGTACTACCGTGACTGTGAACAGTGCCGTTACTTTGGCATCTGGCTCATCAGTAACTTTCGTTGGCTGGCCCGAGGCATTGGTTGTATGGAACCAAGGCTTCAGCGGAATGACTAACAACACTGGCGTTTAATTAAGGAGCACATAAATGGCTATTTCACGCGCACAACTACTTAAAGAGCTGCTCCCCGGATTGAACGCATTGTTTGGTCTTGAGTATGCACGTTACGGCGAAGAGCATAAAGAGATCTACGAGACTGAGAAATCAGAGCGTAGCTTCGAAGAAGAGACCAAACTATCTGGTTTCTCCGCTGCTCCAGTTAAGCCCGAGGGTACAGCACTCAGCTATGACAATGCACAAGAGGCATTTACAGCTCGCTATAACCACGAGACTATCGCCCTTGGATTCTCAATCACCGAAGAGGCTATTGAGGATAACTTGTACGACAGCTTGTCTGCTCGCTACACCAAAGGCTTGGCTCGCGCTATGGCTTATACCAAGCAAGTTAAAGCTGCTTCAATTTTGAACAACGCTTTCAACGCAACCTACACTGGTGGCGATGGCGTATCTTTGTTGAACACAGCTCACCCCTTGGTTAACGGTGGCACCAATGCCAACACTCCTTCCACTCCTGCTGATTTGAACGAAACTTCTCTTGAGAACGCCGTTATTCAAATCGCTGCTTGGACAGATGAGCGTGGCCTTTTGATCGCTGCTAGACCCAAGAAGTTGATTGTTCCCCCAGCATTGATGTTCGTTGCTACCCGCTTGCTCGACACTGAGCTCCGCGTTGGTACAAACAACAACGACATTAACGCCATCAAGAACAACGGTTCTGTTCCTGAAGGTTACACAGTTAACCACTTCTTGACAGCACCTAATGCTTGGTTCCTTACCACAGACGTTCCCAATGGCTTGAAGCACTTTGAGCGCACACCATTGCAGAATTCAATGGATGGTGATTTTGATACAGGGAACGTTCGTTACAAGTCCAGAGAGCGTTATAGCTTTGGCTGGTCTGATCCTCTTGGTATCTACGGTTCTTACTAATTTAGTATTAGTTCTAACCTTTAAAGGGCCCCTTGTGGGCCCTTTTTATTTGCTGTATAATTCCCCGTATCGTAACACAGTAGAAGTATATGGAATACCCAAACAACCGTGCAGAAGCCAAAGCAACAGGCGCAAAGTTTTATTTCACAGGCACTGCTTGTAGTCGGGGGCACATTGCTTTACGCAAAACCAAAGGAGCTTGCGTTGAATGCGTAAAAGAAGATTGGAAAATTGATAATGAAAAGCGCAAAGAAAAACCAAAATCAGAAGCGGCGAAAGCAGCAGCAAAAAGATATTACGAACGTAATAGAGAGGCTGTGTTAGCGCGTGCAAGTGCTAGGCCAAATGAAGCAAAACAGGCATACAGAAACAAACATAAACAAGAAAACCCTGAACTTTACAAAGCCCTCACTAGCGTCCGTAAACGTAGACATCGTGACGCCACACCCAAATGGATAACCCCTGAACAAAAGTTGGCCATGCGCGAGCTGTATTTGCATGCGCAAAAGCTGACTGCAATGACTGGTGAACGATATGTAGTTGACCACATCATCCCGTTGATCTCCCCCGAAGTCTGTGGACTCCACGTGCCTTGGAATTTGCGTGTAATCACGCAAGAAGAAAACTTAAAAAAGTCTAACAAACTTCTTGACACGCCCAAGGAATAGTGTATATTGAAGGCTGTCTGGGATTTTTTCTCTTGTTGCCACTGGCCCAGCAGACGATGCAACGATTAACAAGAGACTTTTGCATAAGGAATTAGCATGGCACGCACCACGTTCTCCGGCCCTATTATTTCGGGCGACCAAAGATTTAGCCCTGTCCGTAACATTGGTTACACAGATTTAGTTCAAACAGCTTTGTTGGACTTCTCAGTCACAACACCTAACACGGCCAATTATGGCGGTGGATCAGGCGTGTTTGTTTCTTCAAACAACATTCCTAATAGCGTTGGTACAATTTACACACCTCAGTCTGGTGTGTTGAGCAATACAGGCCCCACAGTTGCTTCAGCTCCAACTGCTGATACATCCGGCACGATTTATCGTGGTGTCGTGTTTTATTTGCCATACAGCTCTAACATCACTGATGTGATCGTTGACGTTGGAACCTTGCCCACAGACGGCAGCGTTACGGCTAACTCCATCCAACCATATGTGTCAAACAACTTTGCGACTAGCACTGGTGTTTATGCGACTATGGCAGCGATCACTTCTGCAACTCGCGGCACCGCTACTTATGTTGGAACTCAACTGCCTTATGCAAGCGCTACATTGCAGGACTTCCAAAACCCCGCAAATGGCACTCAGCCAACATGGTTCTCTCAAGTTGTTGTGACTTTGAAGATTACCAATACAAGCTTGACCACACCAACATCAGGTCAAATCGAAGTAACAATACGTTACAACCAGCTTGACATGAACATTGGTAACAGCACAACTTACCCCTACGGTAACTTTGACTGATCTTCTGGGGGCTTCGGCCCCCGTCTTTAATTAAGGAGATTATTCATGGCACAAAGTACAAACGGCATACCCAGCACGGGCAACGTTGTTAATTCAATCACGCGTCAAGCGCTTTACGAACCATTTAATTTACAAGTGGCGCGTGGTCAAATCTATGGACATTCAATATTAAGTTTGTTTGGATACAACGCTAATATTCAATCGTCCACCGCAACAACATCAATCCCTCTTTGGGAAAATGCAACTGCATACACCTATCCAACTACTGCCACCACAATGACTGTGGTTAGTACATCAGCGTCTGATGTGTGCAATATGTTGATTCAAGGTTTAGATGCAAACTTTAATCCTGTTTCAGAGACCATTAAAGTCAATGGAACAACAGGCGTTACTACTGTAAAAAGTTATTTGCGCATCAACAATTTGACTTTAGTAACTCCTCCTTCTGGCTATTTAACCAATCAGGGCGTTATCACTGTCAAGCAAAGCAGCAATATTGTTGCGCAGATCAATGTCGGTATTGGTAAAAATCAAGCCGCTATTTACACAGTTCCTGCTGGCTATAGTTTTTATTTGGATAGCGTGAATATCAGCACTGACAATGCTTATACAGGTACGCCTTTGTACTACAACGTACAGGCTATCAATAACTTGACTGGTGTTGAATTGACTATTTTGCAGCAACCTTTCACTGCGCTTTTCAACATTGACAGGAACTCCAATCCATTTGCTTATGCAGAAAAAACTGATTTGCAATGGCAAATTTCAGCTCCGGGTGCAGGCAGTGCTTTGCAAATCGGTATTGTGGTTTGCGGCAAAGTAATCTTGAATGGCTAATCATGAGCACTCCAGCATGGCAACGCAAAGAAGGGAAGAATCCGAACGGTGGCTTAAACGCCAAGGGTCGTGCCAGCTATAACAAAGCCAATCCGGGTAAACCCGGATTGAAGGCACCGCAACCTGAAGGCGGCCCAAGGAAGAAATCATTTTGCGCACGCATGGAAGGCATGAAGCATAAGCTTACATCATCCAAAACAGCGCATGATCCTAACAGCCGCATCAATAAAAGTTTGCGTGCTTGGCATTGTGCGGATGGTTGTGCAATTCGTGGTCATACAAAAGGCACGATGAGGTGAACATGGCAGACATTGAATTAACAGAACGCGAGAAAGCCATTGCCAAAGAAGCGGCCAAGATTGCCCTCGATGAAATGGCTGATGAGTTCTACAAAAAGATTGGAAAGACGGTTGTCAACAAAATTTTTATTTTGATTGGCGCCATTGCTGTAGGGTTTGTGTTTGGCAAAGGTTGGGTTGTAAAAATTTAATATGCCAAGTACAAGCAAGAAGCAACACAATTTCATGGAGGCGGTGGCCCACAATCCAGCGTTCGCCAAGAAAGCAGGGATCCCACAAAGCGTGGGTCAAGAGTTCAGTAAAGCGGACAAAGGCCGCGCATTTAAACAAGGTGGAAATATGGAAAAGCATGAAGCACACGCACATCACATGAAGATGGCACATCATCACTTGAAAGAAGCGATGAAGCATGGCGGACACGTCAAGAAAATGGCTACTGGTGGAGTCACTGGTATGCATGGCGTGGAAGAGAAAAAGGGCATGACTACAGCCAAGATGGCTAAAGTCAAAGAAGGCGGCAATAAGCGTTTTGGCGAGCACTCTGTTCAAGAGCGCGGACATACCAAAGGTATGGAGCCTAAAATGGCTGGTTCAACAACTGGCATGAAGCGCGGCGGCAAGACTCATCACCACAAGAAGTGAGATCATCATGCATAGCAAACACCACGAACATCACAAGCACGTTCATCCTGCTGGACACGAGCATCCCCATGAGCACAAACACCATGTGCACCACATGAAGGAACATCATGAAGGCAGTCATGTGCATCACTCACACCACTACGGTAAACATGCCGCTGGACATGAGTTGCACCACCACGAAGTTGAGCATTTGCACAAACATCAAAAACACGACTAGGAGATTATTATGCCTATGATGAGACCTCCAATGGCTGCCCGCGTTCCTGCAAGACCAATGGTCGCAGCGGTTCGTCCGGGCGGCATGATGAAAAAAGGTGGTACTGCTCACCGCGCTCATGAGCGTGCTGATGGTTGCTGCGAACGCGGCCATACCAAAGGCACTATCGTGGCTTGCAAAGGTGGAATGTACAAATGATTGCCAGCCGGGGTATGGGTGACATCAACCCGTCAAAAATGCCGGGTAAAAAGGTCGTGCATCGCAAGGATAATCCAAACGATGTCGATGTGTATGCTAAAGGGGGCGCGGTGTGGAACACACCTAACCCCAAGAAGAAACACAAGAAGTTGAGCCCCGCCAAGAAAGCTGCGGCGAAAGCATCAGCTAAAAAAGCAGGGCGTCCATACCCTAACTTAATTGATAACATGAAAGCTGCAAAATGAAACATCACTTTATTAACTTCTTGAGCGACGCTGGCCATTCTGTTGAAGGCTATGAGCATAAACTTTTGCAAAAGTTTGCTGCATTTGTTGAGTCTTTTGAGGCCAAACAAGATGAACCTGCACCTGTTGCTGAGACTCCTGCACCTGCTGAGCCTGCTGCTGTTGTTGCTGATACTCCTGCTCCAGCTCCCGCGCCGGTAGTAGAAGCAACTCCTGCACCTGCTGCTGATCCAGCTCCTGCAACTCCTGCTGCCAGCGCATAATGACAACAACATCCGGTACCACAGCGTTTAATTTACAGCTTCCCGAGTTAGTCGAGGAAGCTTTTGAGCGTTGTGGTTCCGAATCCCGTACGGGATACGATGTGAGGACGGCCCGTCGGTCATTGAATTTACTCTTTGCCGATTGGGCCAACCGTGGCATCAACATGTGGACGTTTGAACAAGATGCCATTACACTGGTTCCCGGACAGCCAACGTATGCATTGCCTGACGATACGGTGGATTTGCTTGAGCATGTCATTAGAACTCAGCAAAATGTGGCTAACAATCAGGCTGATTTAACAATTACGCGCATTAGTGTTTCTACTTATGCGACCATTCCGAACAAACTTATTCAAGGGCGCCCTATCCAAGTGTGGATTCAGCGCCTTTCAGCCAATGACCAACTCACTTCTGTCACTGTATATTCCGCAGTTGGCACAACAGACACCTCGATTGCCGTTAGTACCCTCAATGGATTACCAAATGCTGGTTTTATTAAGCTCGATTCCGAGCTAATTGGGTACAACGAACTGCAACCCGCAGCCAACGGTAACCCTGCGTACCTTTTAAACTGTACTCGTGGCCAAGGAAATACCACAGCAGCCACACACAGTGCTGGAATTGCGGTCATTTTGTCCCAGAAAAACAGTATTACTGTGTGGCCCACCCCTGATACCTCGCAGACTTACCAGTTTGTGTACTGGAGAATGCGTCGCGTGCAGGATATGGGCGGTGGTACCAACATTGCTGACGTGCCATTTAGATTTATCCCATGCTTGGTAGCAGGTTTATCCTACTACATGGCACTTAAAATTCCCAATGCGCTGGAAAGATTGCAAGTTTTGAAGCAGCAATACGACGAAGCTTGGGAATTAGCCGCTGGTGAAGACCATGAGAAGGCTGCGGTGCGTTTTGTACCCCGCAGAATGTATATTGGTGGGAGCTATTAGTCATGGGTAATCGTTTTGCTTCTGGTAAAAATGCGATTTCGGAGTGTGATCGCTGTGGCTTTCAGTACAAACTGACGGTTTTGAGAAAAGAAATTATCAAGACTAAAAACTACAGTATCTTGGTATGCCCAACTTGTTGGGATCCAGATCAACCTCAGTTGCAATTGGGCATGTACCCTGTAGATGACCCACAAGGTTTGCGTGATCCAAGACCTGATACAACGTACTATGCGTCTGGCGTGACAGCAGATGGTAGTATTGGTGGGGGTAGTAGAGTTTTTCAGTGGGGCTGGGCGCCTGTTGGCGGAGCCAGTAGTTTTGATGCGGTTTTAACTCAAAATAATTTGATTCCGGCCGTACAAGTGGGTACAGTTACAATAGTTACAACGTAGGAGCAATCATGGCCAAGCACGATGATATTAAAGAAGATAAAAAGCTGATTAAAAAAGCTTTTTCGATGCATGACAAACAAGAGCACCCCGGCAAGCACACTAACTTGTCCAAGCTCAAAAAAGGCGGCCCAACCGGTAAAGACATGCGCGCAGTAGGTCGTAACATGGCGCGCGCTAAAAACCAAAGAGGTGGATAATGGCTAAAGGTAAAAACAATCGGCCTGCATCTGAGTATGCAAAGCCCCACACAATGGACGGCAAACCTGTCGGCCCCGAAGCAGCTTTCACCGAACCTGAGTTTCAAAAGAAAAAGAACTGGGTTCCGTTGATGGGCGTGTCTATTACGATGGACGACCGTGTTGAAACAGACGGCGTGAAAATCCGTGGTACTGGTGCAGCTACTAAAGGCTTGATGGCCAGAGGCCCAATGGCATGAACTACGCCCAGCTTTCTCAATCAATTCAAGACTATACGCAGAACTACGAAACCACTTTCGTACAGTATATTCCCACGTTCATTGAGCAGGCTGAGCAGCGGATCTACAACACGATCCAGTTTCCGTCCATCCGAAAGAATGTAACGGGAGCCATTACACAATATAACCAATACTTATCAGCGCCAAATGATTTTTTGGCGGTGTATTCTTTGGCCATTTATCAAGTTACCACAACAGCAGCAAATGGTAATGGCGGCTCTTATACGATAACAATTGCATCAAACACCAATGTTGCGTTGGGTCAAATTGTTGCTGGCGCAGGCATTGCACAAGGAGCTGTAGTTACAAATATCAATGGGTTAATCATTACGTTAAGTTTGCCCAATACAAATTTAGTTGCCAACAATGTAACGTTCCAAAGCAACTATGCCTATTTGATTAACAAAGATGTTAACTTCATTCGTGAGACATACGGCAATCCTGTGTCTTACGGAACACCACAATATTATGCTTTGTTCGGGCCCACAGTTTCCGGAAGTACAATCACAAATGAACTTTCTTTCATCATGGGCCCCACTCCTGATGTTGCTTATACTGCCGAGCTGCATTATTACTATTATCCTGTTTCTATCGCGGATACAGTCAATAACCCGTCTGGTACTTCTTGGCTTGGCGACAACTTTGATACCGTACTTTTGTATGGCTCTCTCGTTGAGGCTTACACCTTTATGAAAGGTGAGGCGGACATGGTTAAGCTTTACATGGATCGTTACACTGAAGCTCTTGCTTTGGCCAAACGTCTTGGAGATGGTATGGAGCGTCAAGATGCCTACCGTACTCCACAATATAGGCAGCAAGTCACATGAGTCTAGTTCAAACCGCTACGACCAGTTTCAAAGTGCAGCTTGCTCAAGGGCTGCACAACTTTGGGCCAACCAACCCAAACACATTTTATATTGCGTTGTTCAACTCTACGGCCACATTGAATGCCGCAACAACCCAATATTCGACCGCTTTGGTTGGTGAAATTACCGGTACTGGCTATACACAAGGTGGTCAACCTTTGGTTGTTATTGCAACCCCTACGTCTGGGGCTACTGGCGGCACTGTGGCTTACTGGTCTTTTGCCAATGTAGTTTGGAGTCCAGCCTCATTTACAGCTCGCGGTGCTCTGATCTACAATGCAAGTCAAAATAATGCTTCAGTGGCTGTTTTGGATTTTGGTTCAGATAAAACTTGTACCAGCACATTTACGATTCAGTTCCCCGCAGCTACAAACACCAACGCAATTTTGAGGATCGCATAATGGCATTGATTACAACGACTAAAGGCGATATGGACGAGTCTCTTCTGGTAAAGAAAGAAGGCACCGTTGATAACGACATCGAGTTAACCACATGGGTTGAGTATTGGTTGGATGACGAATTGGTTCATCGCTCCGCACATGTCACGTTAAAAACCTCCCCTTTCATGGACTTAATCGCCGCTTCATTGGCTTAAAGGAAACATCATGGCAAATACTCAATCAATGTGCACTTCTTTCTTGGGCGAACTGTTGAGCGCAACGCACAACTTCAGCTCAGCTAATCCTGCACACACAGCCAACACCGCTGACACATTCAAAGCAGCTTTGTATTTTACAACTGCCACGATCAATGCAGCCACCACAGCTTATACAGCGACTGGCGAAGTAACTGGTACAAATTACACCGCAGGTGGTGTGACTGTAACCAATGCAACCAACCCAACTTCTACCAACAGTTCTGCAACTGCGGGTGTTGGATACTGGACGCCTTCAGCTTCGATTGTGTATTCCACAGTGACCATTTCTACAGCTTTTGATACAGTTTTGTTGTACAACTCAACTCAGTCTAACAAAGCTGTTAGCGTTCACACATTTGGCGCACAGACAATTACTGCTGGTACGTTTACTTTGACCATGCCTTCAAACACAACAAGTACAGCTTTGTTGCGCTTGTCTACCACCTAATAGGTGATTTATGGCCGGATGGGGCAGTGCCAATTGGGGTGACGGCCCGTGGGGGTATGGGTTAACCATCATCACGGGTAACAATGCAGCAGGTAATGCAGGCACTGTCACCCCCAATCTGACAATTGCCCTAACTGGGGTTGGAGCTTCTGGTCTTGTTGGGACGGTCAGCGATACTGATAACCCAACAATTGCTGGTGTTTTTGCTGCTGGTTATGCGGGATCCCTGACGGGTAGCGTTAGTATTGCATTGACGGGTGTTAATGCGGCGGGCAATGTTGGTACGGTAACGTCCAATGTAAGTTTTGGTATCACGGGCAATTTTGCCAGCGGTTTGACTGGCTCCGTTCTTGTTACCAATGCTGCGGCGCTAACTGGCGTTTTGGCAACTGGTAATGTTGGAAGTGTTTCTTTTACCAAAGCAGTTAATGTATCAGGGGTTACAGCAGCAGGTTTGGTGGGTACGCCAACAGCCAGCGGGTCTGAGCAAGAAGTTGGGAATTACGCCACGGGCGGTGTTGGAACCGTTGGGTTTAATCTTACACTGGCTTTGTCTGGTGTTGGGGCATCTGGTGCGGTTGGTTCAGTAGGTGCTAACCCTACACAAGCTTTGACTGGCAATAATGCCACAGGTATTGTTGGCGCTGTTTCTGTTCCTTTGTCTTCCCAAGCAATTGCAGCCAATGTTGGTTCGGTGGGATACAGCATTACTTTGGCTTTGACGGGTGTTGGAGCAACGGGTGTAGCAGGAACTGTGACAATGGATGGACGCGGAGCTGTTTTGACAGGTATTGCAGCAACTGGGCAAGTTGGAAACATGCAAGCAATTTACTGGTCAGTAATCAATGACAGCCAGACAAGTTCATGGCAAAATATCAACAATTCAGAAACAGCGGGTTGGTCGCTAATCACCACTCAATGAGGACACTATGACTTACGCAAATACGACGCTATTGGGTTTAAACCAGCCAACCACAGGTTCTGAAAGTGGTGTTTGGGGCGATGATGTAAATAACGGATTTACACAACTCGTAGATATTTCTGTTGCTGGTACAAATAATATCACGCAAGATTCTGACATCACATTGTCAGTTACTAATGGAAACAACTCTTCGACATTTTCAACAACTGGTTCGAATTCAACAGTTGCGCAGTATGCGGTTTTAAATTTAACAGGCGCAAGAACGGCAAATAGAAACATTATTGTTCCGGCTTCAAGTAAGATTTATTTGATTGTAAATAACGCCACTGGCGGGTACAGTTTCACCGTTAAAAAATCTGGTGGCACAGGAGTTACCATTGCTCCAAGTGAGAGAGCGTATGTGTACTACGACTCTATTACTGCAACGGATGTTATTAAAGTCAGCACATACCCAATTGTTTCTGGCGTGTCTCAAATTATTGCTGGTAGCAATATCACAATCAGTCCTTCTGGTGGAACAGGCGCAGTAACAATCAATGCGGCTGGAACAGGCTCTACATACACTCGTACAAGTTTTACGGCAACGGCATCACAAACCACATTTTCAGTAACTTATACAGTTGGTTATGTTGAAGTTTACCTTAATGGTGTTCTGTTAAATGGTACTGATTACACTGCTACCAGTGGAACATCCATCGTTTTGGCAGTTGGTGCTAATTCGGGTGATATTCTTGAAACAATTGCTTATAGTGTCACATCATTAGGAACTGCATCTTCTTCAACTAACATTGCTGGTGGTTCTGCAGGTGAAGTTGTTTACCAATCAGGCTCAGGTGCTACTAGCTTTACAGCAGTAGGTACAACAGGTCAGGTTTTGACAAGCAATGGTACAAGTGCTCCTACTTGGTCAACATTGTCTTATCCATCATTGAGTTCAGCCCAAACATGGACTGCAACTCAAACATTTAATGGCTCATCGAGCACATTTAGTGCAGTGATGTTAAATGTTGCTGAAACTGTTAATGTCGTTGGGTCAGCACCATCTAGTACAACTAACTTTTATGTTCAAAGTGGATCGGTTCAGTATTACACATCCAATGCTGCAAACAATTGGACATTAAACATTGCATTTAGTTCTGGAACATCACTTAATTCAGCAATGTCAACTGGACAATCAATGACCATTGCTATGTTAGCAACGCAAGGTTCTACTGCTTATTACAATTCAGCAGTAACCATTGATGGAACATCAGTAACACCTTATTGGCAAAGTGGAAGTGCTCCAACAAAAGGAAACGCAAGTGGTATTGATGTTTACACTTATACAGTTATTAAAACTGGAAGTGCAACATACACTGTTTTAGCATCACAAACACAGTTTTAAGGGGTAATTAATGCCAACGATTATTACTAGAGGTGCGGCTTCAGCAAAAGCATTTGGTTTTGGTAGTGGTGGTGCAAAACTTATTACAGCATCTTATCTTTTAGTTGCGGGGGGAGCTGGAGGTGGAAAAGGAGGCCAAGCTGGTGGTGGCGGTGCTGGGGGGGTGCTTTGTGGATCAATATGTTTTATCAAATGCATAACTTACACAATGACAGTTGGTGCTGGAGGAGCTAATCGAGCCGCTTGCACACATGGAAATGGTTTTAATGGGTCTTCATCATCTATTTCTGGATGCAGCGTTTCTATAAGTACAACTGGTGGTGGAGGCGGTGCTTATAACAATTCAAGTGCAGCTGGAAATTGTGGTGGATCAGGCGGCGGTGCTGCTGGATATCCAGGTAGATTATCTGCTTATGGTTTTGGTATTTCTGGGCAAGGCTTTCATGGTGGAAGCGGATACGCTGCTCCATGTTGTGGTTACTATGTAGGCGGTGGAGGTGGCGGCGCAGGAGCAGTTGGTGGAAATGGCTCAGGAGGTTCTGCTGGATTTGGTGGATCAGGTAAAGCATCATCTATAACAGGAACATCTACATATTATGGCGGTGGTGGTGGTGGTACTGGAAGTTCTTTTGGCGGTGGTGGCAACGGCGGTGGCGGTGCAGGAAGTAATAATTGTTGGTTTAATGGTTCACCAAACACAGGTGGCGGTGGAGGCGGTGTTTCACGTTCTTGTGGATGTTGCACAAAAGGTTCTGCCGGTGGATCAGGCATTGTGATTATTTCTGCGTGTGCTGTTGCATCAACAGTTACTGGAACTTATACAGGGCCAACTTGTGTAGGTGGCAAAAAAGTTTATAAATTCACTGGTTCTGGAACTATTAAATTTTGAGGTTAAAAATGAGTCATTTTGCAAAAGTTATAAATGGAATAGTTACACAAGTTATTGTTGCCGAACAAGATTTTATTAATAGTGGTGCCCTTGGCCCTGCATCTGAATGGGTTCAGACATCCTATAATACTGTTGGTGGTGTTCATTATGGTCAAGACAAAAAACCTGACGGTGGCATCGCTTTACGTGGAAATTATGCTGGCATAGGTTATGTTTATGATTCAACACATGATGTGTTTTATGCCCCAAGACCTCAAGATCGTAACGGTGTATTATGTGAAAGCTGGACAATTTCAGCGCCTACATGGACTTGGACTGCTCCAACACAAATGCCAACAAGCACAACAACACCACCTACAATTTATGCGTGGGATGAGCCTACTAAAACTTGGGTAGAAATTCCCAGAACATAAGGAAACACAATGACACAACCTCGTAATCTAGGCGCATTTGCCGACAATCTGAATACATCAGGACAAGTCTCATTGACGACTGGTGTGAGTGGTACTTTACCAGTAGGTAATGGAGGAACTGGATCGACATCAACCCCAACAACTGGTGGTGTTGCTTACGGTTCTGGTGGTGCTTTGGCGACTACTTCTGCCGGTACTTCTGGCCAATATTTAAAGTCTAACGGTGCATCAGCCCCGACTTGGGCTTGTGTATCTGGATCTACTGCTAACTCTCAAACTTTCACTTCATCAGGTACTTGGACTAAACCAGCAGGCGTTACGTTTGTGATGGTTTGTGCATGGGGTGCTGGTGGTGGCGGTGGATCTGGTCGTAAAGGAACAAGTAATTGTATTGGCGGAGGAACTGGTGGTGGCGGGGGTGCAAGGGTAAGACAAATGTTTGTTGCCGCTTGTTTGCCATCAACTGTAACCGTTACGATTGGTTCTGGTGGTAGTGGTGGGGCTTCTAGAACTTCAACAAATTGCGGTTTTAATGGTACTTCTGGCGGAACTACATCTTTTGGAAATTATCTGAAAGCATACGGTGGTTCTTTTGGTTTTGGTGGAAATGGTAACGCAATCAAGCATGGTGGGCCTGGCGGAGGTACAGGTAGTGCTGGTAGTGGTTGTGCTGTAGGAAAACCATTTCAACGGAGTATTAGTGTAACTAGCGCAAGTAGTATTGTATGCGCAGTAGGCGGTGGTGGCGCTGGGGCAAATGCTTGTGTTTGTTGTAACGCTACTGGAAGTGCGGAATGGGGTGGGGGCGCTGGTAATTTTAGTAGACTTAAATGTATTGTATCTAGTTCCTGTTTTGGAGGCGGCGGATCTATTTATGGCGCTGGTGGAGGCGGTGCAGGAGGAAGTCGCTATGGCGCTAGTTCGTATTCTGGTGGATCAAGAGGTGGAGTATCTAATGCATATCAAGTTGGAAATATATGTGCTTTAGGTGCCGCAGGAGGCCTTAATGTTTGCGGATCCCAAAATGGTACTGCTGGTTCCGTTAATACTTATACGGGATCGGGGCAAGGAGGCGGTGGTGGAGCCGCTGGCTGTGCTTTTGTTGGGAATGGTGGCGCTGGTAGTGCTTATGGTGGTGGCGGAGGTGGAGGTGGAGCGGCCGCTGGTGGAGGAAATTCAGGCGCTGGTGGAGCAGGTGGTAATGGCGGTCTAAAAGTTTACTCATGGTGATTAATATGTACAAATACGCTTTAGTGAACACAAAAACAAACATTGTTGATAACACTGTCATGTGGGATGGCGGCCCTGATTGGACTTGTCCCGCTGGTTATGAGGCTATCAACATAGAAAATACAATTGCAGGTATTGGTTATTCCTATGCAAATGGTATTTTTACTGCGCCTGTTGAAGTTCAAGCAACGGTGGTTCAACCAACGCCTGAACAACTTCTAGCGCAGTTAACTGCTTTACAAGCACAAATTGCCGCCATAACTCCTAAGTCTTGATGTATAGTATTGACTCCAACAACACAATAGGAGAGAAGTATGCCAGACGGAACGCAAACAGAGTTAGAAACCCCAGTTGAAAATCAACTGGGCACATGGACGTATTTTCCATCTTTAATCTATACCATTGAGAAACCTGAGTTTCTTCAGACGGTAAAAGATGTGTCAGAAGAGCGTTTGAAAATACAGAAAGCGCAAAAGAAAATAGATCCTATTTTCCCAGTCGTCATGACGGACAATCTGTTCACTGATGCACGCATGACTGAATTCTCTTCGTATGTGGGTTCTACGGCTTGGAACATATTGCAGTCTCAGGGCTATGCAATGGACAATTTAGCCACTGTTTTTGAATCAATGTGGACGCAAGAACACCACAAGCACTCTTTGATGGAGCAGCATGTACACGGGTTTGGCGCACAGTTGATTGGGTTTTACTTCCTCGAAGTACCTGATAAAAGCTCACAAGTTATTTTCCACGATCCCCGTGCAGGAAAAGTGCAGAGTAACCTCATGGAAGCCAATATGTCTATGGTAACGCCAGCCAGTAACGCCATTCACTTCAATCCAAAACCCGGACTTTTGATCTTTGCAAATTCTTGGTTGCCTCATTCTTTTGGCCGCCATGCTGCCAATAAACCCATGAAGTTTGTTCACTTCAATTTGACTGTTCAGTTGGCGCAACAACCTGTGTGTGCGGTTCCTCCAGCAGCGGAGATTGTATGAACAAGTACAGAATTAGATTTAATAAATCTAGAGGCATGGAAGGACGTGGCACTGTAGATCACGTATGGCGTGTCTTTGAAGGCGATAAAGAATATCTCTTTAAAAATGTGCGCATCAACGTGCCTTGCTTTAGTGAGCTTGACCCCAGTGGCGCAGACTGGAATATATGCTGCTATGGCTTTTTGACCATAGATAAAGAAACCTCAACCGCAACTCTCGGAGTTAAACATGGCAACAAAAAACTGGATCGCCGGAGCAGTAAAGAACAAAGGTGCGTTGCACCGAGCCCTCAAAGTGCCTGAAGGGGAAAAGATCCCCGCCAAAAAGATGGCTAAAGCCGCGAAGTCAACCAACCCCAAGGTGGCTAAGATGGCTAATTTGGCTAAGACGCTTGGCAAACTCAAGAAGAAATAAGGTGATGCCATTGATCCGTTCACCCTTGTTGCTCTGGCGTCCGGGGCCTTTAAGATGTGCAAAGACGCTTGTGAGATGTACAAGGAAGGGCGTCAAATTGTTACTGATATTGCCCATGAAGTTGATGGAGTTGTCAAAGACGTTAAGGCAGTACAAAAGAAAGCCAAAGGGCTTCTTGGGTTCTTAACAGCCATTTTCAGTCCGGCTAAACAGGAAGAGCAACCAAAAGTTGCTCAACCCGCAAAGAAGGTCAAAAAGAAGAAAGAGCCTCCCCCAGAGTTTGACGAGAACCTCATTTACCAACAGGTCAGTGATGCTCTCATCAAGTTCTTTCAAGCGTACAACGCTCTGAAGAATTACGTCAAAGAACAGGAAGAATTTGCTCTCCACGCAAATAATGATGAAGGCCAAGAGGCTGCAATCAAGATCACGATTGCCAATTTGCAGATGGAGAAGTTGAATACGGAGCTGAGCGATTACATGATATACCATGTGCCTAATGAATTAAAGGACTTGTATACTCGGGTCAACCAGCAAATTGGTCACATTGCCAATGTGCAAGCGCTTGCAAGACGAGAGGAAATGCTGAAGGAGCGTAGAGCAAAATGGCAACGGCGGCAAAAGGCGGATCTAATAAGGGGAAGAATGGCGGCTTCAGTAATTACAGTGCTGATGCTAATGTGGATATGGCTAATGATTCTCAGTCTGACTCACTCGCCATCCTACTGATCGTTGTGCTATTGGTTGTTTTGTTATTGTTAATTCCGCTGATCGCTTGGATGTATGTCGATGTAAGACAAATGGAACTTAGAGTTAACAAAGCATTAACAAGGATTGAAGGGAAATGATTAAAAAATGCCATTTTCTATACATGAGGAGTTTGACATGTTTACTTTTTCTACTTTTGTGTGCATGTGAAGATCACTACAGATACCATTGCCAAGACCCTAACAACTGGGAGCAAAAAGATTGCAAGCCTCCTCTCTGCGTTGCGGCTCAAAATTGTCCAGAATTTTTCAATAACAACAAAGATGACAAAAAGCCCTGAACAACTTGAAGCCGAAACGAAGGCATTCATCCTCAAGACATTTTGTTTTGTCTTAGTGATGGTGGCGACTTTGTTCTCCTATAGTATTGTTTTTGTGGAGCAACCGTTGTTCAATGAGGCGCCCGCGGATAAGGCCATCATAGCGATTTTGTCTATGGTTATGGCTCAGATATTCACCGTAGTCAGTTTGGTGCTCACAGGCAAGTCTAGCGTGCCTCCACCACCTCCTGTGATGCCTATGAATCCTTGTATGGGCCAACCCATGCAAAGGGTAGGATATAACTCTATGGGGACTCCAATGGGGTTTAATGGCCCTAATCTGGATAACTCCACTGCTGGATTCAGCATTGA